GGTCGGTACCAGCGCGCTGGCGTTAGGGTGAACCGCGATAATCTCTCCCGGCTCTTTTGTTGAGTAGAACACATCTAGCCCAGCGTCCGATGGATTCGCACGCTGCGGGCTATGTGCGTCTTCTCGCGTCTTGGTATATTCAATAATCATTCCTCATCTCCCGAGAACATGTTGAAGTTCTCAACAACCTCGTCAATGTTTACCTTGCCCTTGTAAAGACGGTATGCCTTCACAGCGGCTCGGATTTCATCAGTATTAAGCCATCCGTTCTCACGGAACTCAGAGCGTAGCTCTCGCTTCTGCTCCTTGTAGGGCTCAATACAGTCCTCAATTGCCTTCAAGGAACGAATGTATTCCTTGACGTAGCGCTTTCTTTCTTCATTTGTTGCAGCCATTATCCCTCCTATTGGATACTTTATTATTCTAACAAACTGAGATCTGTTTGTCAACGGTTTTTTATAATGATAAGCCAAAAAGTTGACGAATAAATTTTCTAATGATTTCGTCTTTATCGGCATCAGAGTCGGCTTCCGCAAACAGATAATTATAAGTTGTTTTCTTGTTCGCAATCTCATTTTTCAAAGAAGCAATTTGTTTTTTCATCCAGCGCGTTTGCTGTCGATAGTTTTTTGGAAGCATGATGTTTAATTCTTCAGCAATTTCAATCAAAACAAAATACTCCCTTTCTTTCAAAGCTTTATTGGCTCTCTTGAAATCACTCTCCATTTTGCGCCTTTGATCATAATCATGTTTTAAAGGATTAATCTTATCAGGATGTACTTTAAGAGCGATATTTTTAAAAAGCTTCGCGAATGAGTTGTGCATCACTATCTCATCTTCGGTCATTTGAACATCGATAGTTTTTTCAATTGGATTCTCGCTAACGATTAAATCTGCGGAACCCGGCTCTACTACCGGGAGATGCCCATCGCACTGCTCCTCTTCGATGCCATATGCTTTTTTAATTTGCTCGTTGTGTTTTTGATTTAGTTTGCCTAAATCAATATTACGATCATATAGAAATTTTTCATAATGTTCTTGAAATTCAGGTGCAATGGCGGTAATGAGATTTTTTATAAATTCGTTTTCATCACTTACAAACTTATATTCATTTAAAGCACGGCGCCATTTAATTTTTTGTGAGACACTCATGCATATAAATAGCACACCTTACTTGAACTCAAACTCAACTTTAACTCCAATCTTCATTTCTGGGACTTTAAGCTTGTTGGCGAGCTTGTGGCGTTTAGCCTCTTTAGCGTCCAAGAACCAGTCGGCATGCCCTTTTTCATGAACAATATCAAGAAAGTATTCTTCATGGTGGCCACAATTTTTAGCCATCATACGATAAATCTTTTGATTTAGTCTCTCGACTTCTTTTGCATCAGCCTTGATCTCTTCGACCTTTCCCCACCCCATCGAACTCACATCGTGGATCATAACGGTGGCGTCGGGATCCATATATCGCATACCATCAACGCCAAAGCTAAACAAGATAGCTCCACAAGACATCGCTTTGCCCTGGACAATGGTAGCAACCGGGATACGTGAATGCTCAATGTCTGAAATCATAGACATAAGGCTGTAGACCTGACCACCGTAGCTATCAATGATAACCGGCAGCACTGGCTGGCCCGTATTTTGTGCTCTCGCCACATCCTTAGAAA